AACATATCAATAAAGTTGGACAAGCTGAATTTGCAAAGCTTGTAGGTGTTAATCCGCAGGTTGTTTGGAATTGGCTGCACCGTGATAATGCTATCCCTGCAAAGTATGTGCTTATAGTTGAAGAAGCTACAGACATCCCATGCTGGGAAATACGCCCTGACTTATATCCACCTAAACGCTTCAAAAAAGCCGCATGACTACTCATTACGAATATCACAAAAGTAATGAATGGCGCGTTTCTTTTGTGCATCTAAGTATTCCAATTCTTCTGCTGTTGGTGGCTCGTGGAATAATTTTAATTGGTGCATGGCTGGCTCCTATTTGTGCTGCGGCTTATCAATGAGTGAAGTATTGAAGATAAGTCACGCAACAGCACGCAAATGCGCAGAAGCGAAATTGCGCGATGCTCTGGCGCATGAGGGTCATAGGGTCATTTCTAAGTCCTTGGGCATAAGCTCATCAAACATATCAAAATATTTGTCTGGTGACCAAAAAACAACACTCGAGCGCTTTTGTTCAATTGTTGATGCGGCAGGCTTAAAGCTTGTCGCATCTGATGAGTTAACGGTTGACCCTGACGAGCATAAAAACATGGCGAAGTTGTGTGCCGCTCATTACGAACGGATAGCGGAATCGTGAGCGATTTTAAAGTTCATTGGCAGGGGTTTGTACTTATTGCCACTTTAATGTTTTTAACGGCTATTGAGTTGTTTTTAACTGCTATTTTTGGAGGGTTGTTTAAGTGATGGAATCGAAAAAAAAAGCGAAGCTGCCTGATTTTCTTATCGCACCGCTGGAGCTGGTACAAGATCACCGTTTAACACTGATGCAGACACGGATTCTTCTAGCCCTTCTTTCTTTCAGGAATAAGCAAACAAATACGGTATTCCCAAAGCGCGAGAGTTTAGCAGAGAGGGCAGGTTATTCTATAGCTGTAATAAGCCGAACCACAACGCAATTGGTCAATCTTGGCTGGCTGAAAAAGGTTGGTGATGGTGGCAGAAGACGGGCATCACATTATGAAATTATGGTGCCTGATCTAGACACCAAAACGGTTACCGAATCAGTAACGGTTACCGAACCAGTAACGGTTACCGAATCGGCCACCCAAACGGTTACCGAATCAGTAACCCCACGGGTTACCGAATCGGTAAGGGGTAATAAAGAACAGACAAATAGAACAGACAAAGGAACAGATAAAAAAATAAACAAAAAAGAACCAGCTATTACGAAGCTTATTCCAAAAGACGTTGATGATGATGTCTGGTGTGCCTTTATTGATTTCCGCAAAAAACAAAATGCACAACTCACGAACCACGCTGCAAAACTGATCGCCAAAAAACTAGCTTCGCTTAATGGGTGCCCTAATGAAATTTTGAATCAGTCAATCATGAATGGATGGAAAGGTGTTTTTTCTATCAAGCCTGAACCACCGCAACCAAGCGGGAAATCAGCAGCGCAAATAGCAACAGAAAACTTCCATAAAAAACACGGTATAGGGGTTTCAGCATGAATAAAGCCGACTTTGAGAAATTTAGCGCATGCTGGGAGCAGGCTTGTAATGGAGCTGGCAAGGAAGTATCACCACGAGCAATCGAATGGGCTTTTGAGGTGTTGAAGGATAAAAGTATTGAGCAGGTTATGAACGCTCTAATTTCTCATGCTAGAGACCCTGAAACAGGTCAATTTATGCCTAAGCCTGCGGATGTTATTCGTCATATCGATGGGAAGAAGGAAGATAGGAAAGATGCCGCGACGATTGCGTGGGCAAGGGTTCTTGAAAACGTAAATAGCTATGCATCAGTTGTGTTTGATGATCCAGCTATTCACTACGCCATTGCTATTGGGTTTGGTGGCGATTGGGTTGATGTCTGTCGCTTTAATCCAGATGATTTTGCATATCAGGAAAAACGACGATCATTCATTACAGCATATGCGAATTTCAAACAGGGCACAATGAATTACCCGACACATTTTGTCGGCATACATGAGCAATGTGGTGCCGATATAAAATCAAACATTGTCCATATTGGCGATAAAGAAAAGGCACGGCTGGTTTATACAGGCGGTTCAAGCTGCGGTATTCAAGCCTTGCAAAACACTATCCCTTCATTCGCAAAAAAAGAAGTTATGAGGGTGGTTACGGCATGAATATTTTAGGTAAAAGGGTTTTAGATGTTTGCTGTGGCAGTCGAATGTTTTGGTTCAATAAAAAGAATGAAGATGTTGTTTTTTCAGATGTTAGAAATGAGTCACATAAACTATGTGATGGGCGCTCGCTTGAAATAAAGCCTGACGTTAATATGGACTTCACAAACCTTGAGTTTGAAAGTGGTATTTTTGCACTTGTTGTTTTTGACCCTCCACACCTCAAAAAATTAGGTAAAAATAGCTGGATGGCCAAGAAGTATGGAGTTTTAAATAAATCTTGGGAAGATGATATAAAGGATGGTTTTAAAGAGTGTTTTAGGGTTTTAAAAGAAGATGGCGTTCTGATTTTCAAATGGAATGAAACTCAAATAAAAACAAGTGAAATACTCAGACTAACAGATGTAAAGCCGCTTTTTGGACATATATCTGGAAAGAGATCCAATACACATTGGATATGTTTTATGAAAAAAACCTCTTGTAAAAGACGTGGTGGAGAGGTTCATAAATGAGTAATCAAGCTAAATACAGCCCCGACAACCTCCGATGCTATCCGCAAGGCGAATGCCCTATGAAAGATAAATGTCTTTGGTATGAATCAGGCAGAGCGAAGAATAAAACGTTGATAAACGTTAAATTTATTGAAGATAAAATAAAAATGTTTCAAACGCACGGCGAGGCGCATGAATACATAAGCAGGATATGCATGACTGAAGATGTCGCGCTTTTATTCAGACAGAAATATGGAATAAACGGACAGCTAGCACACGAAGTTGTTGAAAACGCATTCAGGAGGCTAACTAATGAAAGCTAGAGTTAGAAACAGAATTATATTTAATTTAATTCAGGAGGGCGGATACAAGACTGTAAATAGAATTCTTAAATACCTAAATACACATAATTTTCATGGTAAGAAGAAAGCAAAGAAAATGGCTATTGAAAGATATAATTTCCACTTTGTTAATACTCGTCAAACAAGGTTATTTTAAATGACTTGTTTTATGAGCAAGCTTAGGAAATCAGCTAAAGGCGAAGCTTGTCAAGTTCGCGTTCCATTTGTGTGCAATAGTGATACATCAACAACGGTTCTTGCGCATATAAACGGTAGCGGTATGGGAATGAAAAATATGGATATACACGCCGCGTATTGCTGCTCAAAATGCCATGACGCAGTTGATTCAAGAGTGAAAACACAGTGGTCAAAAGATGAGTTAAAAATATGGCATTACGAAGGGATGAAACGAACGCAGGAACTGATGGTTAATAAAGGATTGATTGAGGTTTGTGATGGTTGATTTAGTCGTTGAGAATTTAAAGAAAGCCATCGTGGTATTGCAGCAAAGCCAACAAAAGGCGGATGTATTCGAGCGTGCATTGAATGATGTCATGCTGCATACACATGGTTCAACAGCTTATATTATTGCAAAGAACGCTTTGATTCATGCTGGCGTGATGGTGCATGATGATGTTTGACAAACAAAAAGCCATAGGGCTATCATACGGCATCGCAGCAATAGTTGCGACGCAAGTTTGGAAGCTTGGAAACTCTAGTGGACGTAAGCCCACTTTTATCAGTGTGGCTTTTTTTATGTCCGCGTTTCGCTTCACCTTATGGTGGATCGGTGCGAGGAGGCGAAAGCCTGCTGGGTTCCTAGAGTTCCAGTCTTCCAACCTTGCATCGGTCTGCCGCCAGCGTTTGGAAGCTCTGACGGTAGATACATCTACTCTAGGAGCGTTCAATATGACGCAACCACTACAGGCGAAATCCGTCAAAAATATCGATACAAATAAAATTATCATAGATGGCTGTGATGCTACAGGTTTAAGCGTTGAGGTACTTTACCAAACGCAAGCATTATTAAGCGCAATCATCAAACAAAGCAAAGAGCATTCAGACATTCACTAACTCGCCGCTATTGGCGCAATGATCATTGATTTTTCCGTAGGCACACTCGAAGAATACAACCTCCAATTTAAAGCAATTCATGAAGGAGGTGCTTTATGAGTATCGCAACTATCAACAATGAAGCAACAATGACACTCAAAGAGATTACAGATCTGCTTGAGGTCGAGCATAACAAGGCGATGAGAATCGTGTCAAAAATGACGGAGTCGCAAGGGTTTGGACAAGTCGAAAAAATGGCGACATGTATCGAGATAGGAAATGGCGCAAAAAGGGATATTCAAACCTACCGCCTAAACCGCCGCCAAAGCATGGCCGTTTCTGCGCGATTAAATACTGACCTGCTCATGAAGGTGATTGATAGGCTGGATGAGCTGGAGAGCAGTAAGCAAACAGCACTACCACAAACCTATGCGGAAGCTTTACGTATGCTGGCCGTTGAAGTTGAGGAAAAATCCATCTTGGCAACGGAAAATGAAAATCAGCGACATTCATTGGAAAATAAAGACAAGCTTATCATCGCATCAAATCAAGCTAGTATCAAAGCAGGTGAAATACTTGTGCGTGAATTTTCCAAAAGCATTGACTTTATCGAAGTTGGGCAAAATAAAATGTATGAGTGGCTGAAAGAGCAGGGCTATATTATGGCAAGCAAAGAGCCATATCAGCGGTATGTGAAACTTGGGTGGTTCACGTGGAAGCCAAGCAAGGAAGAAATTAATGGTGAATATCGCTACACATTGCGTATCACACCACGCGGAAAAGTGAGTTTAACCAAACGCTATTGGGATTATATCGAGCGTTTAGAAATGGATGAAGCAGCTTAGATGACTGATATTTTCCTGACAAAAATCCAAGGGGGGCAGTTAATAGCTGCTTCCCCACAGGATTACGCGTTAATGAAATCATGGCGTGTAGGTGAAGTTGTTAAAGCAAAGATGAGCAAGCCTAGAAATGGTGGTCACCATCGCAAGGCATTCGCCCTCATTAACTACATATTTGAGAATCAAGACAAGTACAAAACAGTTGAAGATTTGCTTGTTGAAATAAAACTTAAAGCAGGATGGTACAAAGAACATTTAACTACAAAAGGGCAGATTATTTATGTTCCTAAATCAATCTCATTTAGTGCTATGGATCAGGCTGAATTTAATATATTCTATAACAAGATAATTGATATTGCATTGCAGCATTTTTGCGAAGAAATGACAGCGGAGCAGCTTTATAGTTATGTCGATAGTGTGATGGGATACACATTGTGATAAATGTATTTACATACAATATATTGTGCTTTAGTATATCACATGACACATGATACTGTAGAAAGAGAACTTTTCAATATTGGCGATAAAGTCCGATATAAGCGAGGTTTTAATGGAATCAATCTGGAAGTTTCTAGTGTGAATTGTCTACGATGCGTTGTTGAGCGCGTGGATTCGCGTGGCAATTCATGGTTTAGGCATGCAGACATGGATGAGCTGGAGATTTTAAAGTGAATTGCGCAAATTAATATCACGCTACCGCTCCCCCCAAGTCTTAATGCTGCATATCGAAACATTGTCATTAAAGGGCATCCAAGAACACTACTATCAAAAGATGGACGCAGGTATAAGGAAGATGTTGCAGAAATGCTAATGGGTAAAAAATCATTGGGCAATGCTAGGCTTGATGTAACATACACATATTACTTCAAAACAAAGCATAAGACAGATGTTGCGAACTATGAAAAGCTTTTAAGCGATTCTATGGAAGGAATATTATTTGATAACGATTCTCAAATAGATGTCATGCTTCTAGTTCGTGCTGGTGTAGATAAAGAAAATCCACGCGTAGAAATAACCATAAAAAAGAGTAAACCTCTTGCATAACACTAGATATTGTGTTTATAATTCATTGCATGCACTATATAATGTTATCAAATGGATAAAAAGCTAAAAGGAAAGCAAGCAAGCTTCTGTCATGAATACATGGTTGACATGAACGCAACACAAGCTGCGATAAGAGCTGGGTACAGCCCAAAAACAGCATGTTCTATTGGTGTTGAGAACCTTAGAAAACCACATGTAAAGCAAGAGATAGCAAGGCTAGAGAAAGAAAAATCCGAAGCAATCATGGTGACTGTTAAGGATGTTGTACAAGGCATTCTTGATGTTGTGAATGATGCGAAACGTACGATTTATGATATAGATGGTAACGGAACGATGGCAGATAGAAACGCTGCACTTAAAGGCTATGATTTACTTGGCAAGCATTTAGGCATGTTTAATGGTATTGACCCAAGCGCTAGCAAAAGCATAACGAACGTAAGTATTGTGATGGATAAATGAATCAAGTTGAATTGAGGTTACTGCCACACCAGTTTGATTTAGTGACTGATGATAAAACGCCCATCATAGGAATGTGTGCAGGGCTTGGATCAGGCAAGACATTTTCAGTTACACGCAAAGCTATTTTACTCATGCTTAGAAATGCTGGGTGTGATGGCATTATGACAGAGCCTAACTATCCACTGTTAACACAAATTCTAATACCTGAAATGCGCGAAGCTTTGGATAGTTTCGGGGTACGTTATAAGTTCAACCGTTCTGAAGCTATATTTTATTGCAATGTTGATAGCAAGGAAACGCGCATTATTTGTAAGTCGCTTGAAAACTATGACAGGCTAATCGGTATCAATGCAGCGTGGGTCATTATGGATGAATTCGACACTACAAAGCATGAAGTGGCATATAATGCTTACTTAAAGCTATTAGGACGTTTAAGAGCAGGTAGCGTGCGTCAGATGGTGGTCGTGAGTACCCCCGAGGGCTTCACAGCGATGCATCGTATATTCGTAAAAGAAATGGATGGTAACAAGCGGCTGATAAAAGCGAAAACAACAGATAATCATCATTTACCTGATGATTATATTAATTTGCTACGTGACTCTTATCCCGAAGCTTTTTTGTCAGCATACTTAAACGGCGAGTTTGTAAATATGACTTCGGGCAATGTTTATTCATCATTTAACCGTAAATATCACCATACAGATGATATGGTGCAATATGGTGAGCCGCTGCATATCGGCATGGATTTTAACGTGAATAATATGGCTGCGATTGTATTCAATAAGGCTGGCGATGCTGTAGATGAATTGATTGAATATGCTGATACACCCGCAACTATTAAAGCGATTCAAGAGCGTTATGAAGGGCATAACATCACGATTTACCCTGACGCTAGTGGGCAAAACACATCGAGTAAGAACGCATCGATTTCAGATATTAAGCTGTTGAGGCAGGCAGGATTTACGGTGAAGGTGAAGCGTACTAATCCGCGAGTGCGCGACCGTATTGTGACGGTTAATAAGCGCTTTGAGAATGGTGAGCTGTTAGTGAACACGAAAACATGCCCTGAATTAACCGAGTGCTTAGAACAGCAGGCTTATGATAAGCGCGGTGATCCCGATAAAACCAGCGGCTTTGACCATGCGGTTGATGCGTTTGGTTATCCAGTTGTTTATCGCTTCCCATTAAAAATAGAACATAAAACAGAGCAAAGGTGGCATGTATGAAGATTGAAGATTTATTAACCCAAAACGATCACATGAAAGATATTTGCAAGCGTTCGGGGTTCTTTGCCGATTCATACGCTGGCGGCGAAGCTTACCGTTATGGAGATTATTTAGAGCGACACGATCATGAGCATGTTGATTCATTTAAACGGCGTAAGAAGGTGGCCACGTTCGCTAATAAATGCGCCAATGTTGTTGATTTATACACCAACTACCTATTCCGCGAGAAAATAGCGCGTGACTTGAAACTGTCAGGATGGGCTTTTGATGATTACATGAAAGATGCTGATTTCTGCGGTAATGCACATGATGTATTGATGCGTGAGTTAAGCCGCCAAGCTTCTATTCGTGGCTTGGTTGGTATTGTAGTTGATAAACCAAAATCTGATGCAGTGACAATGGAGCAGGAGAAAGCGAACGGGATTCGTCCGTATATTTCCACATATACACCCGAAAACATCATTAACTTTGAGTTTAAGCGCATTAACGGCAAGCCTACACTGACCACCTTAGTGTTGCGTGAAGAAGATGCAGAGGAATCGCTAAGCGGAGAGGTTGAACTAGATATTTACCGCGTATGGAGACGTGCAGGGTGGCAGGTTTACGGTGTTGAAGATGATAAGCTAGAAAGCGCCAAATTGCTTGATGAAGGCGAACATAAGATGGGTGAGATTCCGTTTGTCATTGTGCGCAATCGAGGCTTTAATGCCAGATTTGAAGGGCGTTCTGATATTGCAGACATCGCAGACATTAACCGCCGTATTTATCGCCTTGATTCTGACCTGGATGAAATTATCGAGAATACAGCTTACCCGATGCTTGAAGCACCGCATGGCGGCAGTGACATTATTGGTGGATCGTCCAACATTGTTGAATACGATCCAGAAAATCCAACGGCACGTCATGCATGGCTAGAGCCTCCACACAGCTCATTAGCTGAAATTCGCAATGTTCGCGCTGATTGTGTTGATGATATTCTAGCAATTGCTAAAACAGGCGCAGAAGGACAAGACAAGACGGCTAAGTCGGGCGTATCACTTGAGATTGAGTTCCAGCAGCTAAATGCAATTTTGGCAGAGAAAGCCGAGAACATGGAAAAGGTCGAAAACCGTATCTTTTACCTATTCGCTAAATGGCAGAATTTTAAGGGTGAGCTTGGAGATGTTGAGTACGTTCGCAAGTTTGGTATTCGTGATTTATCTACAGATTTAGACAACGCAATTAAAGCGCGTGGTGCGATTCAGTCTCGCACGTTTGATAAAGAACAAGCAGTCAATTTAGCTAGTCGTGTGTTAGCTGATGTTGATACTGAAACGATGCTAGCCATTAAAACCGAACTAGATGCGCCAAGTACTACGGATTTAATCAATGCCGTTTAATATCAGCTTAGAGGGTGAAGCTGCCTTGCAGGTGAAACTCGACAAAGTTAGCCGAAAGTTAATGACGCGTGATTTAATGGGCAGAGCGGCACTTGCTGCCGAGCAATTAGTCAAAGATCATACTGAGAAAGGGCAAGATAAAAATGGTATGCGCATGCGTAAGTATTCTGTGCAATATAGTGATATTAAGCGCAAGCGCGGCGGTCATTTTTTTACAGGCAAAGTAAACCTGCATGATAAAGGGCACATGCTTTCAGCTATTCATTACAAAGCAGTAAGTGCAACACGAAGTGAGGTTGGATTTAGTAAGCCACAGGAAGCATTGAAAGCAGTCGCACACCAGCTGGGAGAAAGAAACTTACCAAAACGTGTGTTTTTTGGATTACAAAGAAGTGAAAAGACAAAGGTATTAGATTTGATTAAGCAGCATATTCATAAAGCTATCAATGCCTGATAAAACATTAGATACGCAAGATCAGCGCATCCTTAAAGCATTAAAGCTAGTTGAAGGGCGCATTATAGGTCTGGCTGGCAAGCTGGATGTTACAGCATCCTGTCTAACCACTGGCGACGTAAACCTTGCATCGGCATTAGAGCTGCGCAATCAAATATTCGCGGAGTTTGAGCCATACTTCAAAGAAGCGCGCAAGATAACCAACAGTTTCGATTCTGCTATGCTGTTATCTAAGGCGCGATTTAAAGAGATAGGCGTGCAATTTGATTTCACACTTGCAGATGGTGATTTGGTGCGTGCTTATTCAGATGATGCTTACAAAGAACTAGAAGCTTTAGGTGTTCGTAATGCTGCGGCAATCGGCACGATGGTTTATGAGGGTGCTTTGACAGGCATGAGCGTTGATGAACTAAATAAAGGCATCAAGCAAATTCTTGTCGGTGGAACAGACAAGAAAGGGCGACCTATGGCTAACTATGCAGCTACTATTGCCAATACGCGCTACATGGAAATTGATGCAGTGATGACTAAGCGCAAAGGGGTGGATTTTGGTATTGAGAAATATAAATACTACGGTTCACTTATAGCTAATTCTAGATCGTGGTGTGCATCGCATGTAGGTAAAGAATACACAGCTGAAGAAATAGCAAAATGGGCAGCTAGTGATTGGGGAGGTAAAAAGGGTGGTGACCCATCCATCGCTAGGGGCGGTTTTAATTGTCGTCACCATTTTGTGCCAGTTGTTGTTGATCCTGCTAAGGATGCCTTTGATAAATTCGTGACTGACTCGATGGATAAGCCTAGACGGTTAAAGAAAGGCTTGCGCCATATAGTCGGTGAAATACCTAAAAGCGCAATAAAGCTATCGAGCGCTTCAACTAGAGATATTATTGTTGAATCTTATGTTATTGAACACATGTTACGCACAAAGAAAAAACAGCGCGAACAAGCATTGCCAGAGAGTTATGTGCGCGGCATACAGTCGATAATTAAAGACCCGAAGGCCATATTGCTTGATAAAAAGGATAATGCCTTGCTTTATATCTTTGATGTTGAGGGTGATAAAAGGCTTGGTAAGGTTGTGGTACATACCAGCAAGAGGATAAAGAATGATGTGGTTAATAGCGTTCGGAGTGGGGGACTTGTTATGCAAGAAACTCTATCTGATCCAGCAGCATATAAGTTAATAAAAGGTTCACTGTGAGAGGTTTCTACCAGGACGGTAACAAATATGCCTATTTGAGCTTCTGGATAGGGCTTCATGCTGCTAGGGCATGATAGCTCGCGTGGCCTGCCGATTTTCCACGCCTTAGAAACCTCTACAGTGAATACTTTATGAATGAATTATAGTCACAAGTTGTAAATTTTGTCAATAATAGGAGATGAAGATGAGTGATTTAACACCCGAAGAATTAGCAGCAAAGAACGCTGAGTTGCTAAAAGATAACAAAAAGCTACGCGATAGTGTTCGTGATATTAACGAATCAATGAAACGATTTGATGGTATTGATCCCGAAGCGTTTAAGGCATTACAGGCAGAAGCAGAAAAGCGTAAGCAAACTGACTTAGAAACAGCAGGCAAGTGGGAAGAAGCCAAAGCGGAAATGGAGCGTCAGCATAAAGCACAGCTTGAAGCATTACAGAGCGATGCAGGCGATTGGCGTAGTCGTTTTGAAGATCGCGCTATTAACTCTGAATTATTATCCGCAGCCAATAAGGGCAATGCAATCAATGCCGATCAAGTTGCTTCGTTATTACGTTCAAATGTTCGTTTAACTGATGATGGGTCAGTTGAAGTTGTTGGCAGCGATGGGAAGGCTTTGTTAGATGATAAAGGCAATCCTGTAGACGTTCCTAGCTTTGTTGAAAGCTTTTTGGAGAAAAGTCCACATTTCTTACCTGCAACAGGTGGCGGCGCAGGCTCGACTGGCGCTATGGGTGGCAAGGTTTCAAGTGAGAATATGACAGGCACGCAGAAGATCGCAGCAGCTTTAGCGACATAAGAATCAACGGATGGGGCAGCTCAAGTGTCGAGTTGTCTCATTCGTGATTTACTACCAGTTGACTATAATATAGTTTTATGTCTATAGTTGGCGGTATAAATAAACCTTATGCGTGGGTTTATGCTTCATGGGAGCGTTAAACGTGTGAAATACTGCATGGCAGTGACCGTTTGGTAAGGGCGGAATATAAAAGCTTGCTCGGACTACTTTTCTGACAAAAAGAAGCCGTGACCCACGGGGCGATTCGTCACAAAACATGCAGAGAGCTAAGAGCTTGAGTGTTTTGAAACTTATCGTTCGATGGAGAACACGTTATGGCTTCTGTAACCCTCGCGGAATCAGCAAAACTATCGCAAAACCAGTTAGTGACTGGTGTAATTGAAAATATTATCACAGTGGACCGCTTGTTTAGCGCTTTACCTTTTCAAGATATTGAAGGTAATGCTTTAGCATACAATCGTGAGTTGGCATTGGGTGATGTCGAGTTTCTAGGTGTCGGGGGAACTATCGCAGCCAAGAACCCCGCAACATTCACACCTGTAACATCTAGCCTAACCACAATCATCGGTGATGCCGAAGTAAACGGCTTAGTACAACGTACTCGTTCTGATAAACAAGATCAACGCGCTATTCAAATCGCTTCCAAAGCTAAATCAGCAGGCCGCACATTCTGTAATGCTTTGGTTAATGGTACTGGTGCAGCCAACCAGTTTAAGGGCTTGTTAGGCTTAGCCGCAGCAGGGCAAACATTGTCGGCAGGTAACGGCGCAGCAAACGGCGCAAAACTTACTTTTGATGATTTAGATGCCTTGATGGATCAGGTAACTGACAAAGACGGTCAAGTTGATTTTATCTCAATGAATCGCCGTACATTGCGTTCATATCTTGCTTTATTGCGCTTATCAGGTGGCGCAGGCATTGGCGAAGTTGTCACTTTGCCAAACGGTTCGCAAAAAGTGATGTATCGCGGCGTTGAAATCTTTGCAAATGACTATGTGCCAGTGAATCAAACACAAGGTCTTTCAGTATCTGCTACCACAATCATCGCGGGCACATTCGATGATGGCTCTATGTCTTATGGTATTGCTGGCTTGAACGCAGCAGGTCAATCAGGACTTGAAGTTGAACAAGTTGGTATTCACCAATCACGCGATGAAAGCATTGATCGTGTGAAATGGTATTGTGGTTTGGCTAACTACAGTGAAAAAGGCTTGGCAATTCTTACAGGTGTAAATAACTAAGTAAGCTTCACTTTGGCAAGGAGGGTGCTTACGCACCCCTTTGCTTAATCAACAACAAAGAGAGGTGTATTATGGCAGTTTATCAATCAGATAATAAAGCATTAAATGGCGAAGTTTTTGGTTGTATAGCTAAAGATGGTCAGATTAAGATTGCAGATAGCGATGTTGCAGCACTTGAGCCGTTATTAGTTAAGTTTTATGCGTGCAAACGTGTTGATAACGCCGACACAAACAATGACGGCAAGCTTACAATGGAAGAGATTAAGGCAAAGCTTGATGAATTAGGCATTGAATATCCAGTCAAAGCAAAGAAAGCTGTGTTGATGGCAATGTATAATGAGCAGGTTGCTTAATAATGGCTTATGCCACGATTGCCGATGTACAGATGTTTGAACCTAGCATTCTTGATAATGGTATTGCGGACTTTTCAAACGAATTGCAATTAGCTACCGATGATTTGCTAGATACTGTCAAGACTGATTGGTGGCCGCAAGCGGTCACTCGCTACATTGGCAACATCGGACAAAGCCAAGATGTGAACAGTGTTGCGTTCCCTATTTTAGACATTGCGCGCCTTGACATTCTTAAACTAAAAAATGCGACAGTCTATTTAGCCTTGTCGCTATATATCATGCCAAAGCTATCAAGCAGGCGTGACGCAGATGGTGACGCTTTCACTAGAAAATCCGAACACTTTACCAAAATGTTTAAACGAGAATGGGATTTGTTAGGAAAGCGCGCCATCTATGATTTCAATAATGATGGACAGTTTACAGACATTGAAAGAGCGCGTCCCGCAAGGCGATTGATTCGTGCGTGAGACAGTTATAAATGCGTTTGTTGCGCTTCTAAGCGGTATCACAGGCGTTAAGCGAGTCACACGTCAGTTCGAAGGCATTGATGAAATTGCTGATTCATCGTTTCCATGTCTAATTGTTGAAGATGACCAGCCAGAGGTTGTGAACTACAGCACAGGTGATGCAGCCAATGTAACACTGACTTTGAATGTGATTGGTTATGTACGCGATAATGCGGCTGTAAGTACAGCAATCAACAATCTTGATAAAGCATTGATTCAACAGATTGCAAGCGATCAAGCCTTGGGCGGAAGCGTGATGATTAGCCATGTCGATTCAAGCAATGAACGTAGCGGATCGCAGTTTCAGCCGTTTGGCTACTTTTCAAGACCAGTGAAAATAACTTACAACGCATCATACACAGGAGGGCTTTAAGATGGCTAAAGAACCAGAAAAAGCACCAGTTGAACAATTTACACCGCGTAAAGATGGAGAGAATAAATGAGCATTTTTAATCGCGCACTCCTAGCTAAACTAGAAGTTACAAAAGGTGTAGATTCAGTACCAGTTGCAGGTACAAATGATATTCAAGTTGTATCATTAAAGCCTACACCTACAGCAGAGATTGTTGATAACCCAGTCGTGAAGGCCACGATGGGTAATAAGGCCCATTTGATTGGCAGACAAACGATTGAGGTTGCAGTTGATGCTAATATGAAAGCATCGGGTGTGTTGGGAACTGCGCCTGAATTATCTCCATTGCTTCAAGCGTGTGGTTTGACTGAAACCGTTGTAACAGCAGTAAGTGTAGATTATGCGCCTTCATCGGTAAGCGGTCGCAAATCAGTATCAGCTTATGCTTATGATGATGGTCAAGTATTCAATGTGCTTGGTGCAGTTTCTAATCTGGCACTCGATGCAACTATTGGGCAGGCTCTTAAAGCGACTTTCAACTTAAAAGCAGGCTTTGATATTGCTCCAGCCGTCGCAGCCGCACCAGTGCCAGCAGTAAACGCTACACAGCCGATCGTGATGCTTTCCGCTGACATTATCACCCAAGCAGGCGCAGCAATCAAAGCAGGTGCGTTTAAGCTTGATCTAGGCAATGAATTTGGAGACCACAATACAACAGGTCAAAATGAGTTCAGTGTAGCTAACCGCAAGCCGACCATCACTATCACAAAAGATAGCCTTTCAACACCAGCCGATTGGAACGCATTAATAGGCAGTACCAGTATTGCGTTGGTTGCTACGTTCGGAACGGTTGCAGGCAATAAGATTGTTATTACAGCTAACAACGCTCAATTATCATCTGTTGCAGCAGGTGAACGCAATGAAGTGCTGACTACTGAATTAGCATTTAATCTGTATGAAACAGCAGGTGATGATCAGTTTAATATTTCTTTCCAATAAGGCGAATCAATGAAATTACTTAAAGATGAAACGATTAAGAAGGTTGAGGGTGATGTTGCTGTCAGCATCAAGCCTGTGAGTACCAGTCAGCAAGCACACATTATGGCGTTAGCATCAAAGGCAGGTATTGAAGGGAAGGTTGCATTAACGACTTATGCACTGAAAAACTTGATTGAAAAGGTAACTATTAACGATGTGGATTATGAGCCTTCTGCATTAGCTGATCGCGCTGATTTGTCTGATACAGATACGATCACAGCAATGGTAAAAATTGGCGGTTTGGTGGTATCGGCAGCATTTCCGACTGGTGAAGACGAAAAAAAGTAAGGGCAGTCGCAAAATCATGGGCTGATGGAAAAAGCTGTCATAAATGCCCATTACAAAGTGATAAACCCAAAGCCTGCAATCAGGAGCAGGAATGGGTTGAGGGTATGATTACAGAGTGTTGCCCTGTTTTGTGGCAGAGCGAATTTGCACAAGTGATTCATGCCCACGTTTGGAATGATAAAGGTGTATTACCGCACGAAGGTGGCTGGGCGGATCAGCCAGCAGTATTGATGGGCTTAGCAGGCATATTTTCACAGGAGGTTAGCCAATGTCAGAAAACATGAAAATAGTCATTGGTGGTGATGCCTCGGGTGCGAAACGTGCTTTAGGCGAGGTTAGCAAATCTGCCGAACATAATATGGCGAAGATTGTAGCAGCAGTGGCAGCGGTAACGGCAGGCTTCCAATCGTTTGATAAGTTAATCGAAGTAAACCGCCGCTTTGAAGTCATCAATGCGTCATTAGTTACAGTTACAGGTTCAGTAAAGTCAGCAAATAGAGCTTTTTCACACATCCAAAATTTTGCAGCTACAACACCCTTTCAATTAGATGAAGTATCAAACGCATTCATCAAGCTTAAAGCATTAGGTTTAGACCCAAGTGAGCATGCAATGCGTTCATACGGTGATACATCCGCAGCAATGGGTAAAAGCTTAAATCAGATGATCGAAGCTGTTGCAGATGCTTCCACTGGTGAATTTGAGCGATTAAAAGAGTTTGGCATAAAGGCTAGGCAACAGGGGGATCAGGTATCGTTCACATTTAGGGGTGTTACCACCACCGTAGAAAAAAATAGCGCAGATATTCAGCAATATTTACTCAACATTGGTGACACAGATTTCGCAGGCGCAATGGCATTAAGGGCTGACACCCTAGATGGCGCGCTTTCTAATCTTACAGATTCTTGGGATAACCTTTTCTTAGTGATTGGCAAGTCTGGCGCAACTACCATTATGAAAGATATGGCGGTTTATTTTGCAGATGCAGCGAAGGGTGCAAGCAAACTTATCCAAGTCTTAAGCAACGCAGATGATCAGTCAGCTTTAGCTATTCAAATCACTGACACGCAAGAGAAGATTAAACGTCTTAAAAAATCAGTGCAAGACTATAACAATCAAAAGTTCCACCCTTTTGAGAGTGTTTTTGGCAATCCCAATGAGGATACTTTCGCAGCATTACAGAAATATGAAGATCAACTTAAATCTTTAGTGAATCGCAGAAATGATTTATTAGCCACGCCTGCTGATAACGCAGGGCAAGATATAAGCAAGGCTGGCGGTAGTAATAATGATAAACCGAAGAATGGTAGTGATAAGGTTGTATCATTAGCAGCTAAACGTGCAGCGCGTGAGCTAGAGATCAACCAAAATAAACTTAACCGCTTAATGGAGCAGCAGGCTGCTTATAATGAGCAGCTCGGCATGAGTGCGCAATTAGCGTTTGCTGATGAAGCCCAGCGTGAAGATATACGATTTCAAGACAAACTAACTAAGATTCAAGAGCATTTTGATTTAATCACTGAAAACAAGCTAGCTACAGATGAAATGAAGCTGGAAGCAAAGAGTGTTTATCTTGAGCAAGTAGCTTCACTTGAAGAAATACACAGCGCCCGAATCATTGAAATGAAACAGCGTGAAGCTGATGCTATTCAAAGTGCTGACGAAACAGCCGCAAAAAACAAGCTAAAGCTTGTTAAGTATTCAACAGGTACAGAGTTGCAAATGGCTGCGAGTTTTATGGGGAATATGGCCAAACTTGGCGGTAAGAACTTTGAGCAGAATAAGAAAATTCAGATGGCGATAGCAGGGGTGAAGGGTATCGGCACTGTTATGAATGCTATCGAGCATGGATCACAGACTGGCGGCATTTATGGAGCTGTCATTGAAGGTGCTTTGGCAGGGGTGGCAGTTGCCGCACAATTAACAGCAATCAGTAATACCAGTTATGGCGGCGGTGCAGTATCAGTTGCACCACCTTCTGCTAGTAGCGGCACGTCAAGCGTTCCTAGTTTTAAAGCGCCTTCCATTCCACAATCACAGCAACAGCAATCACAGCAACAACAACAAGCGCCTCAGGTAAGCATCATAGTGCAAGCGCTGCATCCTGACGCGATTAGCCCTGACACTGTACAGATGATTGCCGATGGCTTATCGCCTGCCCTCAACGATTCATTCGGGCGCGGACAGCATCTTGCGGTTCAGGCGGCATAAATGATGCTTAATAATCAACCGATCATTGCTTATGATAATTTGCTGCAAGGCAATGTGTACACAATGCTTGCGGGGATAGATGAGCCAAGCTCGCCATTATCGAATGCTTGGCTTTGGGATATGTCGCGCCCAGCATTACCCGTAGCCGATGCAAACGGCATACTTTCATTTTCAGTTGATACACCCACTGGGGTAGGCTTTGGCAAGAATGCGCTTGGCTTTACGCCGTTCGGTCAAGGCGGCTTTGGCGGACTTAAGGTTGCAGATACTTTCATCTTGGGAGCATCACGAAATTTGCCAGCAGGGTATCGTTTTACAAGTGGCCATCTGCAAGTGCTCGCAGACGGTGTAGAAGTATTGAGTCAAACAATTTATAATCCCATTAACACATCTGTTATATATCAATTAGCAGATCATTCAGCTGCTAGTAAATACACTATTACAATCAGCATGCTTACGCCCAATGCTACAGCTGTCTTGCCTGAAATATTCATCGGAAAGTCGCTGACCATGCCATATGTTGAATATGGCTTTGATGAGTACGGCGAGGTATTTGCGGGGTCTAATTTTAAAGCTGAATCAGGGCGTGAATATCGCAGCGTTCGCTATCGTCGATTAGAGCAAAAGCCACGCTGGAAACATATTGAACAAAGTAAAGCGATTAATATTCGTGCATTTATTGAGTCGGCACTTGAATCCGCGCAGCCGTTTTGGTTTGCCTGGGCACCAGCAAGCCATTCGAATGCAGTATACATGATGCGTCATAAAGGCGATACAGTTAAAATGCCGCTGTCGGTAGGTATGCGTTTTGATTTTGCGCTTGATTTGATAGAGGCAATCTAATGCTGCAAGTACCTGCATCTATTCTTGATAAAGCCGCATCAACGCACGGTGTTGAACCAATTTTATACATGGATATATGGCCTGTGAAGGGCGCGCAAAGGCGGCTTAAATCATCCAGTGATTGGGCTGGTGCATCTGATCCCGTCAAGATTTTGGATAACAACATATCATCAAGCCGTGTTGATGGTGCTTTAGTGCTGGGCAATGGTAGTGCTGCGTCTCTGTCATCATCGGTGCATGCTGGATTGGTACAGCATCAAATGCGTGCAGATATTGGCATGCAGGGTCGCTGGGAAACACGCGGCAATGCTGCTTCAGGAAGAAGAAGAGCGCACCTCGGCTATACACGTAGCGTGATTCGGCAGGATGCGCCTGTTTATTTATCGTTTATTGCCACGGGCACATTTTTAATGGATGCAATGAGGCTTGTAGTCGCGAACACTGGCAATAGTGCCACTACACTTAGTGTCCGAGTTTTGTCAAAGTTAGGTAATCAAATTGGCTATACAGGCACAGCAAGCATTGCGGCGGGGCATGTGCAATCAATTGTGGATGTGGCTGGGCTAAAAGTTACTTTGCGAAAGGGTGAAAGTTATACACTCGAGCTTAATTACAGCCTGCCATTTGCACCAGGTGTTCCTTTCACTTATTCCGCTTATAGTGTTAATTTAAGTGTTTATAGCTATGCGCTAGCAGGTATTTTACACACATTAGCGGTATCAGGTGGCGCAGGCTTTGAAATTGGCGGAAACAATGGCTATGCCGCATCAGGGTCGGCAATGCGCACACTCGATGTAGGCGAGATGCCTGCTGGCGATGGCATTGTGACATTTCGTGATATTGTGCCTGCTGGAGCTGATCCAACAAGCATGAGTATTGATTTATATCACACTGATAGCACCACGATTGCTGCTGAATCAACGCTAATAAACTGGACACGACACGGCATTGTTGCATCGGGCGACGCTCTGCTCGCGCATCGGTTCTGGCGTGCAAAGATTAATATGGTGTCAAACAGCTTAAATGATGAAACACCTGAACTGCATGAGCTATCCATATCATATATAGGCGATCCGATCACTATCGGAATTCGTGCCGAAATATCTGAAATTGCAGTCGGTAATGGCATCTTGACACAATCAGTGCACGCTGGTTTAAATAGTGTGTCTACTGCATCGGCACAAATCACGCCAAAACTTAAGTCATCGATGATTGGACGAATTTCTGTGCAGCTAGCTCAAGAAGATATTGTACATAGCTTGATGGCAAAACCTTTGCGCGGCCGCCCATGCCGCATTCGATCGGGTTATGCTGGCATTCAAGATACATTTATAGTATATGAAGGACTTGTGCGAGATATGTCTTTTTCACGCGGCTCATACGCACTAACAGTGCAAGACCCGATTGAATTAGCCGACGTGCAAGTGCCACGTAAAAAAGCTGGGAAGGCTTGGGATGCAGTAAAGGCTTATCAAGCTGGCAATGTTATTATTTACGGTACAAATTCATGGCTCGCGGTTGCTGCTGATACAGGCACAGTACCCGGAACAAATGCGGCAGTTTGGCAAGATAATGGCACAGTATGGCTTGATATTGGTTATACCAGCGCAACCAATGGCGGCACGGCATGGCATTTAGCTGATATTGCTAAAGATTTGATTCTTAATCGTATCAATATTCAAACTCAGCGTGTGAATCTAACCAGTCTTGAATCATTTAAAACACGTTACCCAAGCCGCACTGGTAACCGTATCTTGACTAAACCTGCCAAGGCATTTGCGATGCTTTCAGAAATTGCATGGCTGCTTGAAGCGCAGTGGGTGATACGCAATGGTCAGCTTACCCTAATTGCCGAGCCTCAAAACACCGATTTAGCCGTTGAATCAATCACCCCAAACGATATAGCTGAAGGATTGCAATATCGCCGTGGCTGGGCGGATTTAAAGAACGAAGTGCTTATTTTATCGGCTTATAGCGGCATTGGTGATTCCAATGCGCAATTTTCAAATGGTACGGCTATCGCTGATGCCGATTCAATCAATAAATATGACATGGTGAGTCTTGAAACATTTGATGATAAGTGGGGCGTATCTGAAGCGGAAGTGAATCGTATTGCCGCATCTTTTTTGAATCGCTGGAAAGATGGACGGCGCATTGTGACTTGTACTGCGGCAATGCGTTTATTGCGCCTAGAGCCGGGCGATGTAGTTGATTTTGAAAGTGCACAGTTGCCAGCCGGTGACGGGCAGGCACTTCGTATGATGGTAGTGCGTAAGGATTTGGATTGGAAACGGCAACAGTTGAAGTTGTCACTTTTGGAGGTTTTATGAAATGGTCAGTTTAACAAATAAAATACAATTAAAAAAGCCTGCTGATGGCGAGTTAGGCTGGGGTCAAATGTTGCGCGACAATCAAGACACGCTTGATGCCATAGCAGGTTTATTACGTGATGAACGCATGCTCTCGGGAACCGCCACCGGCGGTAATGGCACAACACTCATTGATACATCATTAGCAATGGGTACGAATGCTATGAGGGGCGCGTCAATCATCGTTCGGCGTGGAAATAAGATTTTGCGTGTTGAAACTGTGTTATCCAATACACGGACAGCATTTAAGTTTTCGACGGACAAAGCAATTCAAACTGGTGATAGTTATATTGTGGCTAATCAAGCTATTAACGAGAAAGGTCTAAAAAATGGGACAGCATCACTTAATGCGAACCAAGAAGTAATTCAGCCGCAGTCTGGCGCGGCAGCTGAAATCGCAGCGGGAAGAACAGCAAGCGTTAAGCGATCAGACGGGTCTTGGGGTGTCCACGTGACTAATTTGCCTAATGACACTAATTTACAACTCTGGGTAGATAGCATATCCACAGGTACTTATTCTGTTTTTATGACCGTAGCTCAAAACGGACTTCCCGCTGGTTTTTGGTATATTGAAGTTATGCGTCATTCTATTGACAATGTGAATAGTCAATACAGATATATGCGCGCGACAACACTTGACCGATTTGTTTCAGCAAGTCGCATATTACACTGCAATTCAGTCAACGGCGTTTGGTCAAGTTGGGTTGCTCTAGAAAAGAAAATAGCAAGCAGTTTTCAAGCAACAGCTGGCACAAATAATACTGCAGTTATGACCCCGCTTCGCGTCAA